AACTACTTACCTCACTTGGTTTTCGTGCTGCTTTTAAAAAAAAAAAAAAAAAAAAAAAAAAAAAAAAAAAAAAAAAGAACAATACAAATATCCCCACTACACACATACACGTTTTTTGTGCGGTTGCCATTTGGGTGTACCCCCACAAACAAACACTACAATACATACAATGCAAACACGTTTTTTTTATTATGCAACTACGTTGCATTGTTCGTGTGGATTGTGTATTATTGTGTATTGGATGCACGACCACGCCATATATATAAAACCGTTTGGTTCTACACCCAATCCACAACAACCACACGATAACGTAACAACACAATACACATGAACAACACGACACACATACCAACAACCGCCATTGCATCCAATGTTGCGAAACGTATCGTGGCAACATTTCCCGACGTTGTTGGATCGTTCACGATACGTGCGCATCAACCAACACGCAACAACATCGGATCAACACATCATGTTGGATCACATGAATTGGTTCTACATTTCATGCGTCAACATTCGGGCGCAACAATGTACACATTCCACATTGATAACAACGACGTTACGTCGATGGTTGTTGGGATGTTATCAACGGCATTGTTGGCATCACAACAACAATCACCATCAAACAACGCATGATTATGTTAAAACTACTTCAAACCACACATAAACAATTACGCCATCACCATGCACGCATTTGAAGTTGATCCACGTAAATAAAACAACGTCATACACAGACACCTACTGGACATCATGTCCGGTAGGCGTGTGTGTATCACAACAACGTGGTGCATACGTGACAACAGGCAACCACATGGCCTTGCACATAAACAAAACAACACATACACATATGAAAACTTCAATCGTCGCCATGACAGTATTAAATGGCACAACAACAACGCACATTGTATGCACAGATATGCATATGGAACCATTCTCCATCGTCATGCACACAACAATGGGCATCATCAAACGACTAACGATCGTACCAATTGGAGATGAGGCATACACAATACCTTTCACATCAAACGTGGAAGAACACATCATGATGAATGAAATCTTCGGACCACTCATGGCAAGGGATATGATGTGCGCATTATCTACACTCATGGAACATGAGCTCATCGACGTTGATGTGGATAGTTTCCTCGAATGGTACAACATATTCATGATCATTGATGAGTATACGCAAAACAATCTATATACGTCACACAACAACTCATAAAACACACCACCATGTACAACATTCTTAGCCACAAGATCAATTCATACACATCACCTTCAACGAACATCACAGTTCCAATGTCAATCGACATCACGAATGACTGGGAGTCGTATGATGCACAAACACTTTACAAAATACACAAAGACATGATGAGAGAGTATATCTCATGTGCTGAATCCCAGGAGATACTCCGCACACTCCACTACGTGATGTACTACAACGCACGAGTGATGCGCCTTCGAGATGGATGCGTACTCACAATGCATGACATTAATCTCCCGTCGTATAAAGCAGATGAGTCAATGGCAACACAAGAAGCCGCAGAGAAATATCTTGCCGCAGAATCTGAAGACATATCGTACTGCATGACTCGTCACGTACTCGAACAGCACAACATCACATACATTGAGGAGGAATAACATGGGACGACTTATGTTGATCATACTCATACTACTATGTGCATTCGTAACTTTCTTTCTCTACAAGATAGTAACCATCGGCAATGGAGGTATATTGGATTCATTCGCCCTTTGGTTATTCATCATGTTAGACATGATACTGATTCACACACTATACACCGAACACATCGCATCTAAGGAGCAATCATGAAAACTACAGTAACATACAAAGGACCGGAAAGTGAGAAACTTCATCGTGCCATTAACGATGTTAAATCGTATATCAGTGAAGATCATTTCAATCGCATTATAGATGAGATGCGTAAAGTACCTCTCGATAAACGATCATTCTCCTCATTCCAATTCATGATGAGTTTTGCCGGAGTGCAAGGTTATCCATGTATTGCAATCTGGTGGTACGCATACAATGAACTTCCAACCATAACAACAGAGGAAGTATGAATCCACATAAACACCTATACGCCATAGAAAGACGTAATGCACGACTCCAAGTACGCGCACTCGAAATACAGATCCATGCGTATGAACGAGGTTGGAAAACAGAACAACAGTTTCAAAAACTCCTAAAGATGGAAGAGATGCACAAAGGTATCATACGTGCATACAATCTCAATGGTGAGATTCAACCTGTCACAACATTCGATAGATGGATCAACTTTAAGACACCAGGCATATACCTACGCATACCGCGTAGGCGTACACGTAACACAATCCTACGCGTAACACAAAGGCATCAACAATGATCACAGTCATTAAGACACCACCTCCCGGACATCATGTCCATTACATGGTTGTGGAGTATGTAGACGCATATAATAAACGTCACTTATATTCATACCCAACAACAAACCTGCCAGTACAGCAACTCCCAACACTGTTGGCAGAGGCTACATCAACATATAAAGTGAAGGGGTATATATCCTTCTACATTGAGACGGAACCAAAGGGTGCGGTGTTCACAATACCTCATAGCATTGAGGAAGTGCCTTCAATGACCCTCTTCCGTATCATCACAAACGCACTATCAATCGCAACCAACTTAGATCGAATACCATGAACTTAATCATTCAAACTATCATGCGTCGTGATAACCTCACACACGATGAAGCACAGGATATGTTCGACGACTTCATATCTGAAATAGAAGACATGACATCACTCGATGAGATAGAGGATGCACTCATGTCTACATTCGGACTCGAACCTGATTACATTGACGAAGTCTTGGAGTACCTATCATGAGCACATTCAAACTCGACACCTCACAACCCATCCGAACAACATCCGTTAAGAAAATAACTCGTCACGGTACACGAGTCCGGGGAATTGAGAAGAAGAATCCATATTGGTACCTCCCCACAACACACCGAGTACCTGAAGACCCTCCTTCATACAGAGAGGAGGTGGAAAAATAATTTTACAACTACCTTGCATATGTGGTATATTGTGCATATATTGCCATATCATGCAAACCGAACACACACCTCAACTACCACAACATAATAGGGCAAACATATGAGAAAGTACAAAAACGGTATGACAAACTTTGATACATACCACGCAGACATTGAAGATCACAATTCCGTTATTGATGTGTTAGATCAGCTCATCAAGAAAGCGGTTGAGTTCAAATCCTTCCTTGAGAAGAGAGATAAAGATGAGATCAACAAGATCGACCCAATCCATTACAACTTCATAATCGCTGTACCTAACCTCGATCATGACAGTATGATAGTTGGATCCTTCGGTCACCTGGGGGCTGTCGCAAAGACAGTGTGTCATGCGATAGAGGATATCGGTATATCATCTATGTTTGTACGAGCCGAAGCAGACCTCTTACTGGATAAACACTTCACACCCGATGATGAAGATGAGGATGTTATCCCCACACCTTTTGATGTAGATAAATCCTTCAACACACAAAACAACGAGACATAATATGACAAACATTGAAGTTCAAATCATGAACCAACACCAAGATGTAATGGACTCGGAAGAGTTCAACGAATACATCGCCTTATGCGAAAAGCATGGGATCACTGCACGTGACACAGTACCTTCAGGATACTGGGAGCCTGACGCATACGAGCGTAGGGTGATCGGTACAATCTTCAGTCGTGTGATTGAACTCACGGCGTATAAGGAGAGTATCCCTCTCCGTGTCCTGACAGAGTTGGACAAGGTGAAGAAGGATGATAAGTATTACTACATCCTCACACCTGAAAGTGACCCCGATCCATTCCTTGTGGAGTCGGATTATCAGTACAGTTGGGGAGTCCTCACTCGTCCATTCACCGTGATAGCACGATGGGGTACACACCTTCCGGATATGCCGGAGATGGAGAAGCGTGCAGTGGAGTTGACAAAAGTCAAACTCTTTGAGTACGTGCAGAAGCTACAAACTGCACTCCATCATGTTAATTCTGACCTCGATGCGCAGGCACGGGCTGTACTATATGGTAATGAGCCACAGTCAATTACATTCTGATTTATTGGTTAACAGAATGTATGCTCTGCATCACCTTGACCAGTGGTGCAGTCTTTTGTTTCCATGTGTATAGTTGTGGTGTATGTGTAACACAACTCTTCCTGCGTGCTGTGATAGGTGCGCAGGTATTCTCTCCCTTAACTAAAACCATAACAAGATGTACCTAACATACATAGGTGTACTATCGTTAGTCGTAATCGCAATCATCCTTCTCCTTGTCGCAGAAAGTCATATACGCAAAGGGGAAGATGCAATGGGATACGTACTTGCGAGTATCATCACCTTATCAACTGCAATAATCACCCTCATTATAACAATCCTATGGACTTAACAATCACCAATAGTATTCCTGCAAGTGAGAGGAATAAATACCCCGCTGACTTCCATGTCATACTGGAAGAAGCAGTACGTGTCGCACGATCTGGTCGTGTGGCTTGCATCTCTGGGGAAGTACATGAGCTCATGCGCTTTCGTGCCTTCCTCTACAACGTAGGACCAATGGATATACAAACTCGCCTCGGCTTTGAAGGGACGGTGCTGTATGTATTCTGATCCAATTTCCGAAATACCTAATGTGAATGAATCAAAGATCATTAGTGAGATAACTAAATTACGAAGTCAAGTAGATCAAGTACATGACATCTTATTGCAGATACGCATGAAGTTAAAACCTGTGTTAAAGAACCTACCAAAAGGACCTACTGGTGAGTCAGGTCCTAGTGTACATCCAAAAGTAGGTGCACCAGTGTATGAGAAGATACGTTCTGTATCATCTGACATCAATCTCTTAAGAGGCTACGCAGTAACACTAATGGAGGATATTGACTTATGAAATACTACATTGGCGCACATGAGGGTAACCTCGAAGAGAAGATTGCTGAGGATGCCTATACGTATTACAGTGAAGGCGGTGATCGCTTTTACAACTTCACCGGTACTGCGTGGGAAGAGATCACAGACACGCTCGCCTCACATGGTTTCACTGAAGTTGAGAGAGAAGTGTATGAGGCAATACGTGAAGCGAATCCATCTTTACGCATCGCTCTTAGTAACTATCTGATATATTCAGGTGACACACCATTCCCACAGGATGCGTATAATGATAAGTACATATCGTACTTTCAAGAGCTGACAAATACCATACATCATATACTAACCATTAAAAATAAGTTACCATAATGGACACAACACTACCCTGCGTAAAACCTCGTGTCGGTTTCCGATACAAGACGAGGATTGGTATTACTACACTTCCAATGAGGTTGAATACAGATCTGTCTACTGCTAAGTACAAATTCACAGCTCAGCTATCAGATGGAGACTACGCTTCGTGGAAAGAGAATGGTCACTTCAAATCTGATGACGAAGTGTGGAAGTGGGACCTTGTACAAGAGCTCCCGATTGATTGGTGTGACTTTACTGTTGAGGCTGAGACACCGTATGGTAAGGGAATGACTTTCCGTTTTCTTGACACTATCATATACCAAACAATCTCATCGCAGAGATTAAAGTTTGTATATACAGTCAGTCTCCCACGTGATTCATCTCAGCCTCGTGAAACAGAGTGGTATAGCCCACAAGAAGCTCTTGCTATTGTGAGGAAGCATTATGCGGAGAGCAGTCCTTCAATTACTGCCCAACTATCTTTGCTCGACACAAAGACACGTGTGATGATGGATGAACTTCTCATTATGCGGAAGAAGATTCAAGACATGATGGAATGTTCTAATCACATAAGATGAACACCCTTTAAGCTATCAACAATGATAATACCTGAAGGTATCCTAATAACCTGGGGTGCACTACTCCTAACTGCTATCATCATCATAGTATGGAACACAATAAAGTGCATGAGGAAGTGAGAGCAACTCCAGCAATCGACGACTACGTATTCAATCAATTTAAGATTGGTATCGTTACCGATGTAGATATAGAGAACGATATCGTCTGGGTTGAGTACGTACCTCTTCGATTATCCAAATTCCTACAAGTGCGTAAGCCAGTACCTGGGCCTACGGACACAACACTTTGTTGGATTCACTACGACCAGATTAAACGAAAACGTAAGATGGATAAAAGAAAATGAACTATGTTGAGATAGATGGTAAGGAATACCTACCTCTTCCCGAGTATGGGGAACTCATGGGTCTAACAAGTAAGACAGTCAACCACTACGCATGGAGTGGTAAGGTTGAAACAATCAAAGTCGGACATTACCGTTACGTGCCTAAAGATGTGGTTGAAGCTAACTTGAAGAAGTCTACATATAAGCCAATCAGGACAGTGGATACGTTCAGACGTGATCTGATCGCACAGATTTATGTGGCGATGGTAGTGTCTTCTGAACAAGAATATAAGGATAAAGGGGAAGCATTGTTGGCTGAGTGCGCTATATCCATTGCCGACACTCTCATCAAAGCGATGGAGGGGGGTAGTGAGCATGGTAACTAAGAAGCCATCTCAACGGTGTGGTAAAGGGGCATGCCCTTTCTACGATAAGCACAACAAGATAAGCGGTTGCGTAAAGTTTGATGATCGACGCAACTGTTCGATAAGTATGAAGCAACGGAGAAAATCCGCATACAAGTCAAGAAAACGTGCAGATGAAAACGATATGAAAGGGTGGTGATGATAATGCGCCGCCTTAACCAAGAACGACAAACTAACAAAGGGCACATTATGACTGATTTCAAAAAATATCGTCGCACCCAGATAGCGGAGATGCGGCCCGTAACCGAAGCTGATATTCGTGCCTTTGAGCAAGACCAACATCTACACGTTATGAAAGATCACGAGTTTAAGGTCTCTATATCAGACGCAGACCTCTCGAAGGGTTCGCCAAAGCTGGGCGACATGATCGCACGAAATCCAAAGAGCCACAACGACCAATGGCTTGTGGCGGAGCAATACTTCAAGGATAACTTTGAAGCGATCGGTGCGGGGGAGGAGCAACCATGAACATCAATGACCTATTCTGCACACCCAAACAAGGGCGACGGCTTGCCGAGCTTGTGCCTGAACTGACGAGTGTATATATGCACGTTCATATGCACGAGAAGAACTCCCAAACGGTGTATTGGACGATAATGGAGACCCGCCTCTACAAATACTCGTGGCAACATAGGTTATCTTACCCCGCCCTCACGCTCCAAGAGTTGAGGGATGTGGCGAGCGAACACCACATGCACCGCCGATTCCGTCTCATGGGAGCTGAACGACTCGAAACGTGGCAAAAGGCTACGGCATCCATGACCGCCCCCGAACTCGCCGCTTGGGTGATCGAAAGATTGGAGGAACATAAAGATGGTTGACTTCACCTCCCCCTTCACAGATGAGCACCTACAAACCCTCATGGGTGTAGGTATGATTGTATGGATCCTCCTGGGAATGATCCGTATAGTACAAACAATAATCCCTAACCATAAACGTAAAGACCTATGAACCTATACGACCGCATCACGAAAGATGTTGTACTCCGATCGGAGCTGGATGATATGGCAACACGCCTTTTGAAAGCAACGAAGGAAGCACAGACATACAAAGCACGCAGTGAGGAGTTAAGAGAATCACTGCATGACTCTGACGTCACACTACATAGGCTTACAACCTATGTAGATAACAACCCAGATAAGGATAGTGTCACACTACAGCACTTCCCTTTGAAGAGGTATGTTGTAGTACATAAGAAGACAAAAGAGATTGTCGCTAACCTAATGGCGACAAGACCTATCAACACACCTCATCTATTCTGTGTGGAAGTCGGCTTGAATGATGCATACACAGTTGGTGAGAAATATGAAGAGCTCCCAATATAATGGCACTTGTACCTATTGAAGCACGAGTCGACTCAACAGAGTTGGCACAGATCCTTCTATATTTTGACGAGAGAGGGATCATAATAGATACGAAGTCTGAACTCCTTCGCATGGTCACAACCTTACTTGCAACCTTGTTAATGGATAATGGTAAGATTAAACCTATCACAGAGGAAGATGGACTTCGCATAATTAAAAGTCGTTTTGTAATAAGTGATCGTGGTAAACGATCTATTCAAAGAGCACTACAAGGGATTCACATTAGTGAAGATTCCCTCGACGTGGTGGACCTTCCTACTATGCCCGCTAGTAAGAAGATGATGGATGATGCAATGGAGGCATTACGCAGATTCAACGAGGATGAAAAATAATTTTTCAACTACCTTGACAATGGCGTATAAATGTGTTAAATTGTATTATTCCACAATAGGGAACCAGTCACCTTCTGGACACAATGTCCGATAGGTGATAATATCACAACTCAAATAACAGGAGATAAGATGGAAAATGTACAAACCAGTAAGGTTATTGACGGTAACAAAGTTGAAGTCGTAACCGAGTACAATTTTGGTGCGGATCTGAACGAAGCAGTATCTTTGTTTGGTGAGTCACTTGTGTATGAATACTTCAAAGCCAATGCAACAGTTCGCCTTCAGGCGTTCGTTCGCACAAGGATTGAAGCAGGGAAGTCAGCTGACGAGATCCAAGAGGAAGCAAACCAGTGGAAGCCTGGTGAAGTCAAGCGTTCTTCCAAAGATCCGAAAGAGGAAATCGCAAAGCAGTTCGCCAAGCTATCTCCAGAGCAGCAAGCTGCCTACCTGGAATCGCTTCGTGCGCAGTTGGGGGTGTGATATCCTCATTGTGGAGGGGCGGAGGTGTAAAAGCCTTCGCCTCTTTTTTTACTAATAGATACACAAATTTGAGGCATATGAAATCTTACACAACTACCGCTTATGTCACGTTGCGGTTAACTAAAGAGGTGACAGCGTCTGATGTTGATGAAGCAGACGCAAGTGTACGAGAAGAACTCGAAGCACTTAAATCACAGATTGCTGACGGATCTCCCTTCACTGTTGAATACTTTGAGGCTGATGATATCGAAGTAGTGGGCGGTGATGATGAACCTGAAGATGATCGTGACAGAGATGAGCGTAGGGGGTACTATGATTGAGTATGATAAGAGAGTGGATAACCTCCTCTCAGTCCTACATCGTGAGGGTAACCTTGAAGAGTTAGTCGAATCGTATCTTGCGATTGATGAAGTATTCTCTCAAGCTCATGTCGTTAAAGAGATCGAAGCGATTGCGAAAGAACGTATCGGTAATGTATCTGATGAAGAGTTATCTCGTATCATCAACGGCATTAAGGATATGCTTCGCACAGGTTCTGCCGTAGCGCAAACTATAACATCAATGGCTGCTATGCAGATCTTAAAGGAGAGCAACAATGCAGGAACCGTTAACTGACGTAAACTTCCCAGTACCGAAACATAATAGTTGGTTCGTACTGGACAGTACAAAAGTGCAAGCCTTCATGGATTGCCCTCGTGGATTCTTCTTCAACTACATTATGGGATGGCGGAAGAAAGAATCATCTATTCACCTGATATTCGGAAGCGCCTGGCATGATGCTATGGAACACCTTCTTAATAATGGGTATAGTGGGAAGAGTGTAGCTGAAGCGTTTGATAAATTCTGCGATACATATGGTGAGTACTACCCAATCGGCTCACCTATGGATGATCTCAACGCACCGAAGAATAGTGCCAATGCTCTAACGGCTCTCATAAAATATGCAAAGACCTGGTCACATGATTCCTTTGAGACCTTATACACAGAGATCGCTGGCTCCGTTCCGATCAGCCCAAGTCATATCATGTACTTCAAACTGGATGCACTCATTAAAGATACCGATGGTCGTTACTGGTCATTGGAGCATAAGACAACTGGTCGTCTTACACAATCATGGAAAGATTCATGGGAGTTAAAGACGCAGGTTGGTACTTACAATCACGTCATTAACTGCCTTGTACAACCTGAGAATGTTGGTGGAGTTATCATCAACGGTGCTGTGCTACGTAAGGGTGATAATGAGTTCCTTCGTATTCCAATAAGACGCAGTCATGACGCTATGTCTATGTGGTTGTGGGAGACTAAACATTACGTGGATATGATAGAATGGAACCTGCGTGAGCTTGCGGAAGTGAAGGAGAGCGATCCAGTAATGACTTGCTTCCCTCGCAATGGTGAGTCATGCAGTAAGTTCGGCTGCCGTATGGGTGGCTTATGTAATATGTGGGCGAATCCTATCCGTATGCAGGATAGAAGACCCATTGAATATGGTCAAGACTTTTGGGATCCTACTCGTGCGGAATCAGTGAAGCACGTATTCGATCCAACAACTAACACAATACAAGATATCACAGATGAATCAGCCATCAACAACTCCGGCATCACCCCAACAGACAGGAAACTCCCCGACCCAGACGCAATCAAAGACGAGTCTACCTCCATCAGCATCAAGGGCTTCGAGTTCTAATCCAGGTGAGCGCACCGTTAAACGTACTCTGGATATCAATGCAGAGTTTGAGCGGATGCGTGCTATGTATGAAACCAACGCTAACGTGCGTGGGTTCAATGCCTTGATATATGGAGCAACAGGTACAGGTAAGACATACGGTCTTCGTAATGCGCCTGGTCCTGTGTTCATACATTCTTTCGATCCTGGGGGATCTCGATCTCTCACGGATAAGATAAAGGAAGGTCACGTCATTGTAGATAATACCTTTGAACAGGAAGATGGGAAGAAGCCGTCTGCATACAGGACGTGGGAGGTTGAGTTCCTACGTCTGCGTGATAGTAACTTCTTCGATAACATAGGTACATACGTCATTGACTCTATCACTCTATGGGGTGAGGCATTGATGAATGAGATCCTTAAGAAAGCAGGGCGTGCAGGTACGCCACCGCAGATGCAAGATTATCTTGCACAAATGACTACCATTGGTCACGTCATTAAGGACTGCACTGCACTGCCTTGTAACTTCATTGCAATCGGTCACATAGAGTACGAGAAGGATGATACCCTTGGGAAGATCATCGCAGGTCCTATGTTGACCGGGAAGTTGTCAACGAAACTCCCTATGCTCTTTGACGAAGTCTACGTGACGCAGACAAAGGATAGCAGTAAGGGTATTGAATATTTCTACCTAACACAACCTAGTGGTATGTTCACGGCTCGTAGTCGTATAGCAGCCAATGGGAAGATTGAGAAGTTTGAGGAGCAGAACCTCAAGGCTATTCTGCAGAAAGGTGGATTTAGTTCGGACGACAAAAGATGACGTTCGTAGCTATCATCCTTGCAATACTAATCTTAATGGCATTAGCGGAGGCTAAACGATGAGGGAGAAAATTATCCTGTTAGATGTTGAAACGACTGGTCTCAATTCATACAACCATAGTATCCACCAACTATCAGGATACATTGGGGAGGAGTTAGATGATGTAATAAACATCAGACGATCCTTCGATGTTAGAATGAAACCCTTTCGTATGAACACCATTCAAGATGAAGCGCTTGAAGTCGCAGGTATTACACTTGAGATCTTAAAAGGTTATCAAGATGCAAAAGTTGCACACGCACACTTCACGCACACACTTGATAACTTCGTTGACAAATTTAATAAGCAGGACAAATTCCACCTGCTTGCGTACAACGCTCCATTTGATACGGACTTCCTTCGTAAGTGGTTCCTTGATAATGGAAACAAATTCTATGGATCGTACTTCTTTGCACCATCCATAGATGTAATGACCCTTGCTGCTTCATCATTGATGGAGACCAGGGGTGGTATGAGCAACTTCAAACTGGCAACAGTTGCTACGACGATAGGCATTGAAGTTGACGAAAGTCGTCTCCACGATAGTATGTATGATATCCAACTAACACTTGAAATCTACGCACATATCAAAAACAAAAAACTGTCCATAAACATTCAAAACTAGGTAAAACAAAATGAGCGAAAACACAGCATCCTACCTTGACTACAACCTCGAAGATGTACCTGAATTATCAACCGTACCTGAGGGTGAGTACCGTGTAATCTGTAAGCGTGCCGAAGTACGCACATCCACAAACAGTGGTAATCAGTACGTATCACTTCAGCTCGAAGTTGCAGATGAGCCGGCATCACCAGACATCAATCACGTTGTCATGCTCCCTGGAGATGGCGATGATGAGAAGCAGAAGATCCGTAAGCTGAATCGTCTTCGTGATATCTGCCGTGCGTTCAATGTCAGCACAAGTGGTCAGATAGACATGACCCACTTCCAAGGACAAGAAGCATGGGCTCTCATCACAGAGGAAGAGGATCCTACATACGGAACGCAGAATCGTGTGAAGAAGATTCACATTCCGGCATAGTCCGTCCACTAATCACAGCTCCTCTCCCTGCGGGGAGGGGGGCTATTTTTTTACCTTACAGATATGCAAAAAATACCTCGCAAAAAAAGACTGAGTGTTCCAATGGATGATGCGAAGTTTGAGAAGTTAAACCGCCTCATTCCATGGGGACTGAAGTATCATGTTATTGAAACCCTCATTGATGGGTTGATAGATATGATTGAGAAAGACAAGGATAACATGGTATTAAGTGCCATCCTTGCAAAACGTATCCCAACAGAAATTGTCCTCAAACAAGGATTGAAAGATGGCAACGATTGATGACCTTAAGAAAAGCATAAGCGAAATGAGTGATGAGGAACTAATGGAACAGATCCTCGAGTCACGTAAACGCAGACGTCAACCAAACCCTTCACGTAGGCAGAAGTCAGTAGCAGAGAAGAAAGTTAAGGAAGTGACAAAGTCCCTCACTGACTTTCAAAAGATGCTCGCCATGATGCCGAAGGATCAGCAACTTGAAATACTAAAGAAACTTGAAACCTCATGAATGTACAAACATTAGATATCAATTTGGTAGATGAAGGCAAGAGAAGTCGTGCAGACTATGGTGACATTGATGCACTTGTTCTCGATATTAAAGAGCATGGTTTATACCATCCTATTGTTGTGTATGAGAAGAAGGAAGGTGACGAGAATATCGAGGTGCCTTATCTACTCCTTGCAGGTGGTCGCCGCCTTAATGCGCTTCGCCGATTGGAGTTAACAGAGATACCTGCTCATATTGTCGAACGTGTCTTAACGGCAGAAGAGATCAAGGTGATCGAACTCCATGAAAACTTTGTGCGTAAGGATATGACATGGCATGAGGAAGCCTCTCTCCGTAAAGAGATCTTCGATCTACAGGTGAAGATACATGGACCTATGCGCATGAAGGGTGGGGAGAAGATTGGTGTCTCTACTGAGGACGTTGCAGATATGATGAACATAACTCGACGTCAGTTGACAAGGGATCTTGAACTCGCTGAGATGATTGAAAAGAATCCGGAGCTGAAGAATAGCGCATCAAAGGCTGAGGCTATTAAGAAGATTGAAGTAGCCAAAGAGGCAATGTTAAAAGAGGAACTCGCCAAGAGGCAGACTGCGAAGATGGCATCAAAGGGTACAGATCATGTACGTCGTAATCTCCTCAACGCATATATACACGGAGATGCCTTCGAGCACATGGAGCAATTCCCTGATAACTCATTCGACATCATTGAGATAGATCCACCGTATGCGATTGATCTCAAGGAGAAGAAGAAGTTGAAGGATGATAACCAAGAGCTCGACGACTACAATGAGGTGCCTATCAAAGAGTACGTCGACTTCATGGATAGGACACTGACGCAAGCTGCTCGTTTGCTAAAGGACAGTGGTCACCTCATTGTGTGGTTTGCACCTGAACCTTGGTTCGAGGTTATCAATAGACAGATTAGATCAAAGGGTCTTGACTGTACTCGCATACCTGGGATATGGAATAAAATCAAAGGGCAGACGATGCAACCTAACTATCGCCTCGGCAATGCTTATGAGATGTTCTTCTACGCACGTGGGGAGAGGGCTGTAATTGCAAAGGCAGGTACGAATAATGTCTTCACATTCCCTGGCGCTAATCCTGATGATAAGATACACCCAACCGAACGTCCTATTGAAATGATACAAGCCGTACTTGAAACATTCGGCATGAAGGGTGCTCGTGTGCTTGTACCGTTTGCAGGTAGTGGGAATACAATCCTCGCTGCCCATAATGCAGGTATGACTGCTATTGGCTATGACCTCTCACAATCGTATAAGAAGTCATATGACCTACGTGTGCTGACGAATGAGGCTCTTGCATTCTCATCGTATAAAAAGTAACCATCTACTGGACATTATGTCCGAAAGGCAGGGTATGATAACAACAGATAATGTTCCCAAAAGGATAGTAAATGGTGATGGTCCTTCCTCCGCAACGATCATGATTGTAGGGGATGCTCCTGGTTCTCAAGAAGAGATGAGAGGTAAACCATTCATCGGAGCTGCCGGTGATATCCTCAACGCTTGTCTTGAGAGAGCAGGTATCATCCGATCTAACTGTTACATAACAAACGTGGTTAAGGAACGACCACCTATGGGTAACATAGATACACTCATATCGTTCACAAAGGGTGTGAAGAAGTCAGCTGTTTATGAAACATATGAGAAGGCTTTGTATGCTGAGATAGATCGCATCAAACCTAACGTGATAGTTGCAATGGGATCTGTCGCATTGTATGCAGTGACGAGGAAGACAAGTGTCATGAAGTATCGTGGATCAATCATGTCTTCATGTGAGGATATCCCTGGATATAAGGTAATACCTGTGATACACCCAAGTGCTGCACTACGGCAGTACCTCTTACAACATATGATTGCGAATGATCTTAGGCGTGTACGTGAGCAGTCGAAGTTTCCGGAAGTTGTGTATAAACAACGTGAGTATATACTGAACCCATCCTTCGACGACTCACTCCGCTTCTTATCAGACTGCATGGGTTATAGTCGTGTTGCATTTGACATCGAGGTATCCAACATGGAAGTATCTTGCATATCATTTGCATATAGTGATAACCTCGCCATATCAATTCCCTTCATTCATAATGGTCATGACTATTTCACACCATTACAAGAGGCAGAGATATGGAGGCGTATTGCTTTAATATTGGAGAATGAAAACATCGAAGCGCTTGGACAGAACACAACCTTTGATACAACATTCCTCTTCAATAAGTACGGAATTAAGACAAAGAATATACAAGATACAATGGTGGCACAGGCTATCCTCTACCCTGATTATCCAAAGGGTCTTGATTTCATAACAAGTATGTACACTGACATCCCTTATTACAAGGATGAAGGTAAGCATCGTATCGTACATGGAGGTGGTTCGGATGAATCATTCTGGTTGTACAATGCGAAGGACTCTATTGTCCTAATTGAAGCATTCCCTAAACAACTCGCTGCCTTAACGGCACAAGGTAACCTTGACACATACCGTAATCAGGTTAGGTTAATCGAACCCCTGTTGTACATGACACAGAGGGGAATGAAGATGGACTATGAGGGATTGGAGAAGGCAAGTAAGGATGCAGAGAAGCGCCTTGCTGAACTTGAGCTTGAGTTGGAGAAGATATGTGGGGAACGTATTAACCTTGCAAGTCCAAAACAACTCGGGGATTACTTCTATAAGAAGCTCGGTATAAAGCCGTACCTGAAAGCTGGCAAGCCTACAACAGATGAAGGCGCATTGAAGCGTCTATCAAGACGAGGCTTCAAGGAAGCAGAAATCATAATGGAGCATCGTACACTTGCCAAACTGAATGGTACATACTTCAAGATGAAACTGGATGAAGACAAGCGCCTTCGTACAGCCATGAATCCTGTTGGTACACGTACTGGTCGCCTGTCCTCAAGTCAAACAATATTCGGTACAGGAGCCAATGTGCAGAATCAACCTCCAATCATGAAGAAGTTCATGCTCTGTGATGAGGGGTATGTTGCATATGAGGTTGATCTTGGGCAAGCGGAGAATCGTGTTGTTGCATACCTTGGGCCTGATTTGAAAATGATAGATGCGTTTGAAAGTGGCGCTGATATTCACCGTCGTACAGCATCCCTCATATTCGGTACACCTGAAGATCAGATCAGTGATGAGGCTGGGTCAAGTGATATTGCAGGTGGGCAGTACAGTCAAAGGTTCTGGGGGAAGAAAGCTAATCACTCCCTTAACTACGGCATGGGATATAAGAAGTTTGCATATACCCTGGAGATTGCAGAGAATGAGGGTAAGTTTATTGTTGACAGATATCATCAAGGTTACCCTGGTGTTCGGCAAATGCATTCTTGGATTGTCAACCAATTAAGGAAAGATCGCACCCTTACAAATCTATTCGGAAGGCGTTATGTATTCCTCGATAGATGGGACGACACCCTTATGACTGATGCATACGCCTTTATGCCACAGAGTAGTATTGCTGATAAAGTAAACAGGCATGGGCTCATGTATGTATACTATAATCAAGACACATTCAAGCACGTGGAAATATTGAATCAGGTACACGATTCGATCCTCTTCCAAATCCCACTCACACAGAGTTGGGAGTATCATGCATCTTGCTTACTGGCTTTGAAGAATAGCCTTGAGCAACCAATGCACTTTCGTGGTCGTGACTTCAGTATCCCTGCAGATATGAAGATGCTTCCAAAGAATATGAAGGATGGGATTAACCTTAAGAAAGTCCCGGAAGATGTTAATGAATTTGCCACTATATTAAAGGAGTCTTATGAGTCATACTATAATAAAAAGGTGTGAGTGGTTACTTCCTCACATACAGATGTGGGTAGATAATCTATTCTCAGATAGTGGAAATCAATGTGAGATGTTTAACGCATACCTACTATCTACTGGTGAGACACATTGGGATGTACAAGAGCCTGATGAGCCGTATGTAGCTGCAATCATCTTTAACTATCCACACCAATGAGGCATGGCAAAATTATTAGATTGGGTAGATGGATTCCTTAAATATACAGACAACACTGAGCCACCTATCCTCTACAAAGAGTGGATAGCCTGTAGCGTAATTGCGAGTGCCCTTCGTCGGAAGTGTTACCTACCTTGGGGATCGGGTATAACATTTTACCCTAACCTCTACATTGTATTGGTTGGTCCTTCTGGTAAATGTAGAAAAGGTACCGCAATGGGGATGGGAGCGCAATTCCTGCGGGAGCTCGGTGTTAAGATGGCTGCTGAGGCAATCACACGTGAGGCATTGATTAGGGAGCTTGCAGGTGCGAGTGAGACTAATGTGTCTCAGAAAAATGGGAAGGTATATCTTCACTCCTCCCTTACAATCTTCAGCCAGGAGTTAACAGTATTCCTGGGTTATAATAATCAAAACCTTATTGCTGACCTAACAGATTGGTACGATTGTCGTGACCCTTGGATATACAGAACAAAGAGTCAGGGCACAGATGAGATCAATGGTGTGTGGGTTAACCTCATTGGGGCAACCACACCGGAGTTGATTCAGAGTGCCCTTCCTCGTGACGCAATCGGTGGAGGTCTTGCCTCTCGTATCATCTTCGTGTATGAGGATAATAAAGCGAAGAATATTGCGATACCTTTTCAGAGTGAAGAGGAACTCGCAATGCGTGAGAAGTTAATTGATCGCTTGGATCAGATACAGCAACTCGATGGTCAGTTCACGATCACAAATGACTTCCTTGATATATACGTACCTTGGTATGAGAAACAACATAGGCATCCACCGTTTAAGCATAACCCAAACTTTGCGGGATATGTTGAACGAAGGCCGAATCACGTGATGAAGTTAAGCATGATCCTCTCTGCATCAAGCCGTACTGATATGGTTATTGATGGAGAGATATTAACTCGTGCTATTAATATGCTTGAAAGGACAGAAGTGAAAATGCCTCAGACCTTTAGTGGCTATGGTTCTGCGAAAACAAGTGATGTTATACATCGCCTCATGCAGTACATCGCAGCTACAAAGACACCAACACATCAGCAGATTATGTCAACATTCTACGCTGATGTAGCAAGTGAGCGTGAACTGAATGATATGCTTACTGTCCTACAAAGGATGGGGTTCATATCACAGGTTGTAAAACAGACAGGGACGGAATATCATTATAAGAAGACGAAAGAGAATGACCTCCTATAAAGGGGGTCACTCTTCTTCATCAATCTCATCCTCGAAATTTGGAAGAAGCCCGAGGAACTTAATCATTTCACCGAACATCTGTTCAATGCGATCTTCCATCTTAACAACCTGACCGTTAGGATCTCTTAACTCTTTATAAGCAGCAGGGTCATACCATTCCTCTTCCATCTTCTGTATTGTCAAACCTTGCTTCCTCTGAAACTCTGCAATACGTGGCTTTGCTTGCTCTACCAACTCAGCTAACTGATCTGGGAATTGATACGCAGCACCTGTACGATACATATCTGCAATAGCAGTAAGCCCAAGATCACGCTCGAGATTATCCATCCTACGCTCAGCTGCTTTTGCCAATGATAACTTACGTGGGTCACGACTATATACAGTAAGGAACACTTGTGATAAAGCATACTTCATGTTACCATACTCACGAATGAACGCCTCAGTTCCTTGTGGATTAAACTCATTCTGCGTGAAATTACTATACGCACCAATGATAGATGATATGAAGTGGTTTGTTATCTTCGCCGCTTTAATGTCTGCACTATCATGAGGACTATATATCGCTTGGTTATCTTTCTGTCCTTGGATAGACTCATACGTCACACGAAGCAGTGGTGTGATCTCCCACTTATTTAATTCCACAAACTTTGATAGTGCATTATCCACAGATGGATCAAGTGCTGTATCAATCCTATTGATATATTTCGTGAGGAGATCATGCGGACCTGCGAAGACCATTACAATATCCTTCGGACCTGCGTGTGTCTGTCGACGCATGAGGTATCGTCTACCGAATTGATCCCTCTCCCATCCGAGTACACCTGTAAAGAAGAAGTCAACAGCGAGTACGAATCCTAATAGATTAACAGCAACCATCGCACTTGCCTGCTGAGCACTTGATGCAGTACCAGATATAACACGTGGGATATTCCTAATACTCTCACCGAATAGTTTGAACATCGCAATCTTATACGTTGGTGTGTATAAGAATGTGTTAAGGGTATTCCTTGTGCCAATAGGAACATCAGCGTAATCGCCAAATATCTGTGATGCTAACGCAGCTGCATCTTTCTCCGACAGTCCATCATTTAATAGTTTCCTATATGCGATCTGTCTTGTGAGGTGATCAAAGCCCCATGCGAAATTATTAAGAGCTGCGTACACCTGCCTCAATGGAGTCACACCCATAGAGAGTAATGACTTACCAAGTGTTGAGTGTTTTGTTGCTGCTCTAATGTACGTCTTTAGTTTAGGAAAGGCAAGAGCCGCACCTGCACCCATACCAAGGAATGCACCTGCTCCACCTGTAACTGCAGCGGTTGCGAGTCCACCTGCTACCGCACCAATAGCAGCACGTGTGTATGATCTTTTCGCTCCACGCTTACCAAGACCGGCATCTTGCACATCCTCAACAATAGATGAAAATGGGCTACGAAATGACTGTGATGTTACACCCAGTTCCTGTGCCCGTCTAAACTCATCCGATCGTGTTAGGTAATCTGACACACCCTGATACACAGCACGTGCGCCTTTGATTGGACTTGATACAGACATAGCTCCAACAAGTGCGAGCTGAATTACGTTGTATGAAGCAAGGAGAAACGGATCAGCGAATGTGAAGAATTTAGCTGTGGATACCCACCTCTTAAATACGCCAACCTGATCTGTTCGAGCCATGACGTGAAGCCAGTTATTCAATACAGGGTGTACATCATACTCTCTGAATAAACCAATAGGTGGCTCATCGTTATACCTCTTCTCATATGCACCATTAGGTCTCTTCAATCTCGCTGCAGCTCCTTCACGAACAGCTGCATCACGGATACGGCCGAAGGCTAAATCTTGACCTACCCTCTGCGCATATGATCCAAGCATTGCATCTGCATCAAGGTCTGATATTTCAAGCACACCATTTTCAATGAGGTCTGCTATCTTAGTTGTTGCCCTCTTCTTATCAGTAAGGAATGATAATGCGCGCTCAAACTTCTGTACATCATGCGTCTTAATATTATCAAACCACGCTTGGAGAGGTATGTGCACAAACTCAACATCGTATGCTTCAGCTAAACGTGTGAGGAGTTTATTCAACTTAGCAGCATCTGGAGGCTGTACGTTAGGATCTGATAGGAGATCTTTTATCTTCTGTGCTATCTTCTCCCTATGATAATCACCATGCCTCTGACTCAGCACGTTAGCATTTTGAAGTCGCTGCTTCCATGCGTACATATACTTTTTATATACAATAGCTGTATCATGGATAGCTTGCTCTCGGGTAGTTGCAGTACCTGCTTTAACTTTACCATCGAGTTCTGCGAACTTCAGTTTAGATTCAGCAACAAGGATCGCTTCTGACTTAATCTCTTTCGCTTGATCAGGAGATTTGAATCCCTTACTCTCTAAATTCCTCTGCACAGATGACGCAGTGTCAGCTGCTTCTGATACAGCATAGTCGATTGTGGAATAATAGTTACGCACATTGTAACCAGTCTGCTCCATACCATATCGTCTGAACTCAGTCTTAACAGCAACGGAATCAAGTACCCTTGCTATCAATCCCTTTCTCATGACTTCCTTCTTACCTATCCCCTTACCGTCAATACCACTGAATACATTATCCATGAAGTCGTATTGTGCCTTAGACAGAGGCATACCCGATGATAAGGTTGTGGTGAGGTGATCTGTTACAAATTCAAATAGTGTGGAGAATGATCCAGCTGCTTCGATATACTTCTTCGATGTTGACCTTGTAACCTTTCCGCTATACTCACTCGCAATATCTGGGTCAAAGTTACGCATGAGGTACTCTTTAAAAGCGTTGGAGAAGAAGTCAGACACCTCAAGCTTATCCTTCGCATCAACACCGAGGCGCTTACTTAATAGCTTAGCTTCCTTCTCTGTCATTGTCTCTGCAAGCATATCAGACATTGCGTCTACGTACTCGCCAAATGTAGTGGCCTGATTAATACGCATAGTCATACGACCGAGTGCATCAGTAGCAACGCCTGATGCGACCGCATTAGGATCTTGTTTTATATCAAAGCCTGTCTTCTCATAAAACTCCATAAGAGACATACCAGTGGTACGAGCCCTTGCCTCAAGCACATTCACAAGAGCATCAGCAGCTTCAGGTGTTATATCCTGAATATTATTCATGAAGCTTATCTTATACTGATCCCTCGCATATACGCCATCTCTCTTATACCCAGCGTCTACGATCTCCTTATTCGTCATGATCTTACCATTATCAGGACCAAGCGCGAGTACACGGAACCTTGATACAATCTCACCATTCTCCATCTCCGTGCCAAGGTATTCCGTATCGGGTTGATTCCTGTTCAACATGGATGATGTGAGAGCACCAGCACTACCAACTGATAAACCGAGTGATGCACCTGCGTAGAAGTCGTTAAGTATACGCTTTGGTATATCATCTGGGATCTCATCTATCAGATACATTTCCCCAAGTGTGGAAGATATGCCTTGCAATGTCTCTTCAATACCGTTGTAAGGTACAGTCAGCATTGTCTTGAGAAGCTTCTGCTTAAGGCCTGGAGCTTTCATAGGATCCATCATCTTACCAAATCCCCACTTCTCAATTACAGCATTAGTCATACCGACAACATTGGAGAGGATAAAGCGCTCCTCATCTGATACCTCAACACCTGCTTCCTTGAGGAACATGATCTCACGATCAAATGCTCCAGCTTCAAGTGAGAACATATAAGGCATTAACCCACGACCTTTTGTGGTGAGAGCAACAAGGATACCACCAAGTACAACAGGTAATCCCTCACCGACTGTTGTAGCAAAACGAAGTGCGGCTTGATCAGGCCTGTTTGCGATTTCATCAAGGACCTGACCAAATGCTTCAATCTCACCTATACGCCTCTGCTCATATGGTATGCTATTAGCAAAGTCAAAGATAGCACCAGCAAGTACCTGCTTACCGCCTTCTGCTAATGCTTTAGTTGCTCTACTCACACTAGCTATTCCTTGCACAACTTGATCATTACCTGCAGCTGCAAATGGAGCGGCTACTGCTTTTGCGACAATCTCAGATGCGTACTTAATTTCATCAGCTGCGAGCACAAGTATCTGCCCCATTGACGGAAGTACTTGTTGAGCAAGACCTCTCTTCATTGATTCAACGAAGGCTGTGAAGAAGCTATCATCAGGTGCTTTACTTGGTGTAAGGCCTGCATACATTCCTTTTACCCTAAAATCATCTTGTAATGCTTCATCCTCAAATTGATCGAAGAAGCCAGATATGACTGCCTTAATGCCTTCATTAGCCTGTGCTATGACTGGCGCTTCTTCAGCTCTCACTGCAAATGGAATACTGTTCTGCGTAGGTGCGAGTGTTTCAACATACCCACGTGTCTCAGATGGGAGTTTACTCATATCCTTACCACCTGCTACCCATTTATCAGCAGATCCTACACCCCAGTTATATGCTGCAAGTGCTGCCTCAGCATCACCATCATACCTATTAAGCATCGCCTCATAGTATGATTTAGCAAAAGCCCTTGCCTTATCTTCATCATACCTCTCATCAGTTGCAGGATCACCAGTTACAACAAGCGGCTTAACTCCAAAGCCTGGCTGTGATGCAGTCTCAGGCATGATTTGATAAGGACCTGCTGCACCTTTTGGTGACATAAGGAAATTAGGATCCCCAAAGTTAGACTCCTTCCACTTGATCGCATCAAGAGACCAATCATCAACCTCATACCTTTGCGTGGTCGGATTGATAGTGGGTGGATTTGTCCTGCGTTTATCGGTATTAACAACTCTTGGTGCGATACCAGTATCAATACCAACACTCTTGAGTTGTGCATCTTTCACATTGCCTCCTGATGGGAGATCAGCAATACGCACAATTCCAACAGGTGGTGTCTGTGCCGGCTCCTCAATAGGTGAAGAAACCGAACCCGCAGGTAAGTCAGATATACGGACTACTCCGCTTATACCTTTAGTACTTACTGCATCAGCTGCAACAGGAGCAGCAGCTGGCAGGTCACTTATTTTAATGACTCCAGTTGGACCTTGACTCTGACTAGAAGTTATGGTTGTAGTTGGGAGATCACTAATTTTAATGACACCTGTTGGTCCAGTTTCTTCTTGTTCGAAGATCGTAGGTTTATTGAGTGTATTATTCAGCATTATTGTGCAGGTACGAGTGTGTCGCCTTGTTTAATCATCCTTTGCCCATTGTACATCACTTGCTCACCATCTTTAGTATCGGCAAGGTCAGCCTGTGTTGTCACCGTGCGGAGTTCTGCATTAGGTGCAGTCTGTGTCGTCTTTGCAGGATCGGTACTATCCTTGATTTGCTGAACCGCTTCAGGAGTGATACCCCCAGCTTGATTGATTATCTTACCTATTGTTTCAACCTCAGCAGTAAAGTTGCTAGAGTTGGTGATTCTATTGAGTATGATGTTATAAGCATCCCTATCTTCAGGTGATAACTCTCCGTATATCGCAATAGGATCAAGCGACCCATCAGGACCTTTCATTGCCTCCATGAAGGCGCCTATATCCTCAAGGCCAGCATCTGCCATTTTCCTTTGTATCATTGCCTGTGCGTTAGGGTACATTAACATAGCAGCAAATGTTCTTGCGCTATTGTATAGTGCTGGTGATTGCTCGCCAGATCCTTTACTTCCTGGGTTACGTATCTGGTCAGCAAGTGCAAGTTGATACTCAGTCATTGCTTTCTTATACGCAAGATCAATCGCTTTTGACACAGTCGTAGGCATCTCTGCACGGATCTTCTCCATACCAAGAATGTTGAGTGTCTTCTGTTGCTCACCAAGTTCCATCTTTAACTTGTTCTCAGATTCCTTCATGCGCATCTCTTTATCTGTATTAAACTTCTCCAACACAGAGTCAAGACCGCCAGGAGCAAGTGATGTACCACGACCTTTGATATCACCAATAGCTTCCCCACCGAGCATCCTCTCAAGTACGTTCTGCTCAATGTTTGCATTAGCAGCACCTTCACCAATCGCACCGAGTCGACCTCCAACAGAATCAGGTCCGCCAATAGCTTGTGCAAATTGACCAAGTGCTCGTGCAAATTCAGGAGAGGAGAGGAAGTCACCAATCTTACTAATACGCCTACCAGGATCTGGTTGTTGTATATCAGTGCCAAGATCAACTGCTCCAGCCTGTGGCATATCCCACATCTCCTGTGGCATCAATGACCCAGTGATAGGAATACCTGCTACACTTGATCCAGCATACAACTCATCAAACAATGTAGGATCTTGCGCTATCGCAGGTGCTACGGCAGATGGGTCAGGTGTTGTTACAGTTGTGCGTCCAGGTGATCCAGTTGTACCGCTAATGTCAACTGGGTTCTTTGGTTTCACTAATTTTTGTGGGTCTATTGGGATACCCTTTTGAAGGATATCACTTAATGAAGATCCTGGTACTGTGATAGGAGATGGGTTCCATGCTGGGTTACCTCCCATCGGTGCTCGAGGTGGTGTAGGCTGTATTGGTCGCGTTTGGCTTATGCCACCCTTCAGAAAGTCTACTACCTGACCAGCAAAATTAGTGACAGGAGCCATGTTAGTAGCAACATTATTTGCCACTCCTGCTACTCTACTACCAGCTTGCGCAACAGCAGCTTTAGCTGGCGCCATATCTGGAGCAGGGGAAGGTGGTGCATTCTTACCTATTGGCGATACAAGTGCAGCTTGTGTCCTCTGATTCCTGCTTGCCTCTCGTTCAGCCCTCTGCTGCGCACGTCTTTGCTCAGCAGTAAGAACACCAGTCGGACCTTGTTGCAAAGCAATGCCAAGCGGAAAAGGGGATTTGTTTATTCGTCTCATTGTAATCTCCACGTTTCGGACATCATGTCCAGAAGGTTGTTATTTAATCATTCCGAGTAAGCCGCCAGCAACTGCTCCTACACCCATACCAACAGGACCAAATTGCGCACCTGCTGATGCACCACCAAGGGCACCTGATAATACAGATGCAGCACGACTTGGGCTATTCGGCACGAAGGCAGATCCACCTTGACCGGCTGATAATAGGTTTGCACCTTGTTGTAAGATCTCATATCCCCACATTTCATACTGCTTCCGTAAATCCATCTGTGCACCCTCATGCTCTGACTTCGCAACGATACTCATACGTGTGAGGTCACCGAGGATCTTTGTCGCCTCAAGGTCATAGTTAATACGCATACGAAGCGTGTCTTGCATTATCTGTACAGCGCCTTTAATCATTTCCTCCCTTGACATCTTATTAGCAAGACGTGCACGGAACTCAATATCACTATTGGTCTGATACACTCCATTGTATATGTCAAGGAGTTTCATCTTAAAGGCTTCTCGATTGAACAGCATCTCTGATATGACACGTACGCCATCTTGGATAAGACCTGCCCTCACTTGATGCTCTTGCAGATCCCCACGGAGATGTGCTTCTGTCACACCTTGCTGTGCTTGTATATAATACGCAAGGAATGCTTTACGGAAGTCAACCTCTGTAAACATCATCTGCGCCATTTGCTGAACAGCGGCTTGCACTGCACTATCTTGCGCACCTTTGTTCGCCTTCATTACATCAATGTTATCTCTCATGTACGATTGATAAACACTGTTAAATGCACCGACGAGAGCCTGGTCAAGTCCAACCCTTGTCTGTATCATGTTATTCTGAAACTGCAATGACTGACTTAAGAGTGCGTCACGTGCGCTCTTATCAGATTGTGCGGAGTTCAACTCATACTGCGCTTGTGCAATCATTGCCTGATTATGTGCTCCAAGCTGTGCTTGCTCATATGATATACGAAGACGCATGATCTCAGTAATCTTCTCAATCGACATGAGGAGGAACTGATCTCTTGCACGCTTATCTTCAATAGCTGCTTGCAGGCTATATTGTACGTTATCCTTAAACAAGCCCATACGACTCGTTATGAGGTCACGGAATATGCTAAGGCGTACATCACTATTAAACTTTGCAATACTCTGAAGATGCTCCGCCTCAATCATTGCCATACCGAGGAGGAATGCACTACCCTCAACTGCATTGATCTCTGACATTGCACCAGCGAATCGACGCATGGCTTTTGCCTTGGCGTACTCAAGAGAGTTACCAAACTCTGTTACTGTTCCTGCGATATCAGCAGATGACATAGCATCCATAACATCATCAAGGGCAGCAGCTATATCGGCTTGGGATAACTCTTGACTGATGGTGACGATGTTATCAATGTCAACATTCCTCAATACGCCAGTTGCATCTGCTTTTGCTACAACAGCAGTCATGAATGAATCCCAATCTGTCAACTCTACAATGTTCGTCACGATGGAGTCAAGTGCTTCAGTCATCTGAAGTGATGCACCTTCTCTCGCACGTAGCATAATCCCACTGACGTCAACCGTTGACAGTACACCAGTGGCACCTATTGCTCCAACGATATTTGTAAGGGCGTCAGTAAAGTCTGTGTCCTCTTCAACAGGAGTTGATAGCTTCGCAATGAGAGCATCAACCACATTTTCCGCTTCTGTAATTGGTGTGAGGGATGATATGTTAATAGGTACAATAACACCCGATAGACCAGATACAGCTTGTGTTATGTAAGATTGCCAATCAGCCTCTGGATCAATTTGATCAACCAGCTGACCAACAGCATTAGTTATAATCCCACTGGCTGCAGTCTGCGCAGCTGTTATGATCGCATCAACATCTATATTCTGCAATACACCAGATGCACCAACCTGCCCAACAACTGTATTAAACAGTGTTGGGAACAGTGATGCAGGGTCAATGCCTACACCTGAAGGGATAGCTGCAAATGCTCCACTTATTGCAGAGCCTGCCTCACCTCTTGATGCTGCGGATAATCCTGAAACGTCAATATCACGAAGCACCCCACTTGCATCAATCTGTGCGATTGCGCCAGTGAGATGCGTACCATGCTCTGTGACTGGATCAAGTCCAACAACAAGTGTATTGAATAAGCAAAACCTACCAATCGCATTATTCAACTGAGCCGTTGGATCAGTATATGCGAATGTAGGATCTGTGTAGTTAAGAGCGAAAGGATTACGGTCATTAGATATATGCTGGTTAAGCATATATATCATACCACGAGAAACATTACTCGGGTTATCATTCCCCTGCGTACCCATGAGAGCCCTGTGAAAGGACTCCATGAATGCAGGTATCTGTACAGTTCCGGAAGATCCGCCACCACCACTCATATGTCTACTCCCATAGTTAAGAGTGTATAAGAAATATCAGCACCATTCTTTTCAGCCATCTGCTTTACCCGATCAAACTGTGTGTACGCAATTATAGATTTGCACCCACGAGCCTTTGCGAACTTACGCAGAGAGGTGAATCCATCATTCCACTTTTCATCATCAAGTGGAGTTATCCCATAAACACTATATAAGACCATCATCTTAATTCGTGCAACAGGATCGAACATATAAGTAGTGAGAGCAACCGCACTATGGTCATGCCCACCATCTGTTAGTATCCAAACATCTGCCTCTTCAAGCATGATTGCTGTTATGACGTTAGCAAGCATGATTGGATTATTCGCTACTGTAGGTGGAAGTGACTGCACAATCATTGGTGCAAGTGTATCCCACCCATTTGCAACCTGCTCAGGTAACATCCTGATTAGCATAAATACCCCTTATTGTTCGTTTATCGGAAGCCTGCCATTTCACCTGGATAGAGTCGAGTGTGAACTCTGTGTAGTCATCTGCCTTTATTATAACAATAAAGTCAACGCCTGATACACGAAGGGTTACATTACCTTCTTTATTTGTCTTCACAAATCGACTCGTTATCCAATCCTCGCCAGGACCATACCGAGTTTTAATTGCTACATACACAGGTGTATCTGTCTGCATACCAAGGTTTACAGATGCGACTGTCTTAATACCTCGTATGCCCATATCAAACACTTGTGTCTGTATTTCAACCTCTTCATTAAACACAGGATTGAATACGCCAACACTTACACCACGATAAGGTATAACAGATGTCGGCTTAATTGTTACTTCTGTGAGGCCTGATGTGTTTAATAAGAATGATGTAACACCATCTGATATGAAATACTGATTCTCTACACTGTCATATGTGATAACTGTTGATGCTCCGATAAGGCGAGACATATGCTCTTGATAATCAAGGCGCTCGATCTTACCTTCTGCCATGCTATACAGACGGTAATCATTCCCGAGGAATATGTGCATCCTATCATCACCGGCAACACAAGCACGATTCATAACACCAACTCTACTCATATCCATAATGCCGAATGTTGGTGGGACATCTTGTTGCAAATTGCCGTTAGTCATGAGGAGTATCGAGATACCATTATTCCCATACACTGCTACATTATTACCTATACTCTTAACACACAAAACTTCCCCATCCCAACGCATAGGCATCCAGCCGAGTTCATTCCTCTTCAACAATTCAAGAAAGAATGATTTCCCAAAGGTATCAGTAAACACACCTGACGCACCAATAGGAAAACCTTCCATTATAATCTCTGGATATATGAATGCGAGAGGAAAATCAAATCCACCTATGCTCGACCAAAATACCCAGTTAGTATCAATCTCTGCAAATGGGTATTGTAGGTTGGATGGGAGTAAGTTATCCCACGTTGCAAATAATGTCTGCCACGCACTAATCCACTGAGGTGTCGGACGGAAGCCGCCCATTACAATGCGACCTCTGTGTGATGTACCAGTTGTAATACGCACAACATCTTGCGTATATGTCCTCGGTGTGCTTCCACTTATGTAGTTATCACGACCATCACGGAAGACCATATCAATCCCATTGAAGAGGAAATATGTACTATCGAAGTCAGCCATGTGCCAATATCCTCCGCCGGTCAGTGCCTTGACGTTTGCTTTATTAAAAGCATCGTATGTTGTTAGCGGAGTATATGTGCCATTACCGAGGTTAAGGGTATTAATAGTATTTGCATTACAAAGGAATGTCTGCCCTCTTCCATCTAACACTTGAGGAAATGGGTGTGATATAGTTGGTGCAACATTAGTAGCAAGTGATGGTAATGTAGGGATATCCATATACGGATCACCTGCCTTAACATTCACAGCTTTTGTAAGGGTTTCAATGTTACGCCTACTCTTATCAGTCTGCCTAAGACCCTTATGAATATCCTTGGATAATATAAAAGTATATTCTTTCATTACCAGCTATTCTCCATTTGATCTTTACCCGAAGCATCATCCTCAATAAAGTCATGGTACATACCCATGAGAGCCTCATCAATTACAGCAAGGTGATCATTTGCACCTTCTGTGTTCCTATACGTCGCTTCGATCTTATACATCGCAGCTTGTATCAGCAGATCAGGATATACAATACTCCAAAAAGATTGTGATGTATCTGACGTGAGTGGGCGAGAGAAGAATGTGCCATATACAACAACTTCATAGTTCATATCCGCAGCAGGGCCTATGAGCAATGTGCGTAGTATGTCCTGATCGTTAGAAAATTCATCTGCAACACGCCCAATGTTTGTCTCCCAGTATAAAGGTCTCCCGAGGTGCGGTGTACCTGTGTCATAAGAACCAAACTTATGTCGTATAAATCCAGGGTTGGATTGCTTAAGGTAGTGTAATATCTCAGGATCATCTTCACTTGATCTTATTGCAACCTTATGGACTGCACGAGCGTGTGGTACTTCCACCAACTCATCACCCTCTCCGATACCAGTTATAATCTTCCCCTTCAATAAGACTGAATCAGGAAGACGTGACTCAAGAAACTTCTGCCCTTGCTTAATGAAGTAATCAGCAGAAATGTCAACGTAATCAGTTGTATCAACGACAAGGTCATAACGACCAGTCTGATCAACAAGCATTTTTCTAATCTCAAAGAGTGTCATGGTACCTGGTGGACATTATGTCCGATAGGTGGATATGCCCATACGTTAGGCATACCCACCCTTGGACGTTGTTTATGGTGTGAGTTCGTTGTCAAGACCGAAGCCTGTGAAGATACCGTAGCCCTCCAGGTGATCATACTCGAGTCCTGCCTCTGTGACAAACTCTTCGTATTTACCATCACGACTGCTATTGGTATTCTTCTTATCGCTCTCATCTGCCTTGAAAAAGGTATCGTCAATGAAACGAAACTTCATCTTGCTTGGAATAACTGCAACCATCGTGCTACGCATAGATGGGTCGTGATTCCAGAGTGGGTTCGTTTTAATTGCGATTGGGCCTTGCGAGGTAATCCAATACGTCACAGCAAGACCATACTTTGTTTCACCTGGGGCAAGCTGAATGTTACCGTACAATTTAGCAAGGCGGTTCAATGTACGAAGCACATTGGATCCTGCAAAGAACATACGCTCACCTGTACCATAGCGATGGAGTTCCTCCATACACTTCTCCAGCCAATCCTCTGCACCCTGCTCCCAGGTCTTACCTGCGAACTCAGCGTCAGCATTGTAGCGGAAGATGTTGTTAGGATTCTCACGCTTGATAGCGGTGATGATACCATCAGTTGTTGTTTCAGGCTCACCATTCTCAGCATTGATCGTCTCAGAACGAACGCTATGCCAGAAGGCACGCTCCATCTCAACACTGTGAAGTTCAAGTGCCTCACGCTTTGCTTCCTGATATTGCTCAGGTGTACGAAGACGAGTCTTCATAGCCGTACGAGTCATCTGCAACGAGTTGCGGAAGATCTGCGTATGGTTGTAAAACTTCACTGGGTTGTAGGATACAGGCACTGGGATCAAACCACCTTGTGGGTTGATGTTACCAGACAACACTACCCAGTCACAATCTTCGACCCCATTATCTGAACCAATTAGCTTCAGTACGAGATAGGAATTTGCACCTGATAAGGTGACATCAAGACACTTGAAGTTAGTGTCCTTGTTAATGTCCCCTGCGAGTTCGCGAAGAAGAACCTGCTTACCACGTGTGAAGTGCTTTGCTGTATCAGCAGCCACTTTAACGTAGATAACATCTCCTTCAGCAAGCGTACCAGATACTGCACTTGACAGTGCTTGGTCAGTATAGATACCTGTTGCTTCTCCAAACTGCTTAGGGAATCCTTTACCCCACCAGTTGAAGATGTAATCATCTGTGGCCTCTGATGCAAGCAATGCAGTCATAGCCGTTAGGGGAGCATCTCCATCTGGATAGAGGAGATTGATCATCTCTCGCCAATTACCAGGACGTTGATCTGCTTCCCACTTAAACACACCGCGCTGACCTATAACGGCATTGTTTTGAAAGGGTCTTGTACTCATCTTTTACTCTCCTTAAGTTTCAATAAATCCACGATTTCTCAGAACCGCCAACACGGAGTTCAGAGCAGTTGTTATGTTTGCTATGTTTGTGTTGACAGTTCCTAGCTGCGTGTTAACCCCACTCACATCACTGCTATTCACTGCTACACCAGTCACTGTAGGATTAGAAATCCCACTTGCAGCAGGACCGCCTGCTACCATTACACTACCTTGTTTGATACCTTTGGTCGCATCAAGAATTACAAGGTTACCATCCCTAATATCAAAACCAAAGCGGATAAGCATTCCAGGAAGGCTCATATATCACCTCCTTTTATGCTATACCGTTAAGTAGGACTCTCCAACGACGACCATCGCTGTATAGTACTACGTGATCATTGTCTGTGTCAAGGGTGAGGTTACTCCATCCTGGAACAGTCCCACGTGTCTTCAGCGTGATTGCTTTTGAGTTGGCAATCGTAGCGTGAACAACATACGTGAGACCCTCAGCCTCCTGCACGACAGGAAGGAACAGATCAAAACTGTCACTTGCTGTATTTGCCGTAGCGTAAACGGTGCGCTGATACACTGCGAGTTTGACAGCAGCACCAGCTGCAGACGTCACATCAGCAATTCCTGATACGACCTGCCCCGATAGTTCTTGTTTTACGGATAACATCTTTTACTCCTATTTAATTCCTAACATTGCGTCTAGTTCTTTCTGCTGTGCGGACCTTGTATCAGCACTCCTCCCGCTACGAGTGGAAGATCCTTTAGGTGCAGGAAAGGCAGGGGATTCCCTCTCCTCTTCTCTCTTTTGTGCCTGAGCGCCTATCTTCAACACTTCCCTTGCGCGCTTGGCAGTTTCATTTAGAACACCCTGAACATCAAGGTCAGGTTGTTCGGCAGCTACTTGATTCGCTACCATCGCTACAGCCGCAGGATATTCTGCCAAGTCTGGATTATCTTGGTAGAAACGGTTTGAGGCGGTTGTATATTCCGCTTGTCTCCGTGCTGTGGCTTCTACTACCGCAGGCACATCACGAATTGCATCTTGACGTGCTCGGTCGTATACTCGGTTGAGGACTTCATTAAACTTATTAACATCAGTGATCGCTACCGCAAACTCCTCCTGCGAAATAAGCGCTTGAGGCTCAGGGGCAGGTTGACCCTTATCGTTACCACTTTTGGCTTTATCGCCATTTGTGATAAGATTGGTGAGCTGAGCGATTTGAGTCTTAAGCTCAGCGATCTCATCTTGCTTCGCCGGTACAGGTGGGTCGGCAGGTGGATCTTTTTCCTCTCCATCATCAACTTCATCTGTGTTAATAGGTTCAGGTGTTGGATCATTTCCTTCAGCCTGCTTCTTTGCTTCCTCAGGTGTTATGTTTAGCATCGCATTAAGATCATTCATCAATGCCTTTGCTGGATCTGTCCCGCTCATACTATCTCCTTATCTTGGTTCATCTGTTCTTGTGCTTTTATATCCTCAACGAGTCCGTCGAAGAAATCAATAAAGTCCTGGCAGTTTTTAATTGCGCCTTGCATACGGTATATCTCTTGTATTTGTTCATCGTTAGAGAGTTTCTGTATAAGCGCCTCCATGCGGAGATCTGCGAAGACCTTAAAATCGTGATACACAGGTGATGCAAGGAAAGCCTTAACATCACGCTCTGTGCTTCTTATAATGCCATCATCTTGTGTCATACCATTGGTGTTATGTTACCAGCTTGTGCTTGTTGCATTGCAACTTCATCAGGTACAACCTGTACGGCTCCACCCATTTCAGTTGTTTTGACAAAGTCATCTATATTCTTCGCACCCATCTGTCGTGCAAGATGTGTGAAGATTTTGTCAATATTAAACATAGGTGTGATAGTTGGATTCTGTGCGATCATTGTGAAGATGTCAACCCAGCTCTGTATATTCTCAGACCCTGGCATACTACCATCATAGATGTTCACATCGAACGCTACAGTTATATCACTCATTGTGACACTTGTTCGCCCATTGCGCACAGGCTTACCTAAGTCATTACGTAGTTTTTCTTCCCATGTTCCTGTGAGTTGCACAAAGTGTTCCTCACTCATCATCTGCTGTGTATGGTACGCAAGCATTTCCCCAAGTGGTTGCATTGCTTGCATACTGATTATCTTTGCGGCTTTCTCCAGACGTGATAATGCAGACGACCTTGCCCCTTGCGCTTCGGCGCTACTGATTCGACTTGTTCGAGGGGCGATGATTCCTTGCACAAGGTCATTTGCTCCTGTGACTTGCTGCATAATTTGCTGGAGGAATGTTGTTTCTTGGATGTGTCCTTGTGTGACATCACGTACCTCAAGTTGTTTAATAGCTGCATCAATCTTCCCACCGCCCCACGCAGCACGCCTCATACGAATCAATTTCCCAGGCTTCGGATTATTCAAGTCATTGATATCCACAAGGGATGGATCAACAACTATCATATCGTTAATGCTCTTACGAATATTCTGCAGACGGCTTGTATATAAGAAATCAACAACCGACTGCATATCATTTACAAGCATTAGGCGTGATACTGGGTTTGCGCTATACCCATCATAATCAGGTGCGGCTACAACAATCGGATACTTGTTATGATCAAGATTCATCCTCTTCGCACAGATAACAACGGAATCACCAGCAACTGCGAAATACCACTTCTCTGGGTATTGCTTTGACCCAAGTCCCCACTCATTTGGTATGAGGTTTACATACATATGCACTACATCAATACGCCTACTGAATTGTGAATAATCAGCAGTGCTGTCAATAGGACTACGTGCATTACCAGTTGAGATGGATGTCAACTTCCCTCCGTCAACATGGGAGAGATAACGCACATTGACAATATCCTTATCATACTCTTCTCTCTCAAGAAGTGATATATAATTATCCTCATCAACCCAACCTACATACGATCCACGCTGTACATCATGCGCAGGAACAGATGGATCTGGTAGGTAATTATAAGGGTCAATGTTATGAAGAACATTACCTTCATATATAAACCCACGCCTTTTCTCGGAGGAATAATCAGTTATAATCTGCTGATCTCCTAGGTCATACCCATAAGGACTGCGATCATAATACACACCCTTCTCCTTACACCACGATGCACCAATTACGCCTATACCATAGGAAAAACTATCACGCCACATCGTATGAAGAGCAAGACCCATTCTCTTCTTATTAACCTGCTTCTGTATGAGGCGCTCTAATAAGTAAGCACCAACAGTATCCTCAGGACCTTCACCCTCATACTTAAACATTGGGTCCTGTATGAACGCAGCAGTCATATACGTCAACAGTGTCTCGAGGGTAGCATAAGTCATAGGCATGATAATCTTTGCATCATCACTGACTTTATCCTTAGGCCCATTCTTCCTACGTGTATCTGTATCACCTGTGAACATACTCTCAGCATGAGGAGTAAATGACTCACGTGTGAACACACGAAGGACCTCATCAATACGCCTCCACTCACTATGCCTTGTTGACATTGTGGTGTAAGATGTCACACCCCTCTGAAGCACCTCAGATAAAATATTATCATGAAGATCAGATCCAGGTGTTAGGTCAAGACCATTCTTATATGTGTACTCATAATCAGGAGCGTCAACGACTTTCCTTGCAAATGAGTTTGGCGGTTTTGGTACTATATATGGCATAATCGTCTGATGGACATAATGTCCGAAAGGTGGTTAAATGATCCTGAAATCTTCAAGTGGCTCTCCGTACATATCATCAAGATCTGCATACTCGTCAGTTAAGACATCGTACTCATCATCTGTTGCAGTACCGTAACGCTCACCAATGGCAAGCATTTCTGTAAGGTAACCAAGAGCATCCATAACGTCCCACAGTTTTGATCGTGGGAATGATAAGAGTTGTTGCTCAAGTTTACCTGTCACATTCTTATTGTGGAATATAATACCTTGTCGATATAGTGGGACAAGAGATCGGATACGTTCAATCTTCCCTTTCTCTTGCTTCCCACCTTTAGCGTGCAACGCTACAAATTCCACATATATCTTCTTACGGATCAAGTAATCAACGATAGGGTATGAGATGTATTCTCCAATACCTGTAACCTCAACACCGAGCACACGGCAGTTATATCTCTTCACCATATCACCAACCTGCTCATATAGTTCATCGGGGTGAAACTTACCGGATACAATATCCCTTACATATATCCCACCGTTCTGATTATTGAATCCAACGCAGACAATAGCGGAGTCCGCACTTTCCATCTTAGCCGTTTTAGCGGGGTCAACTATAACTAAGTTTTCAACATACGGACTCCTTGTTAAGTTAGCCTCACCTTCATCGTAGTACTTAAAGTATTCTTGTTTGAATGCAGCATCTTCTTTCGAAATAGGAAGGTTCCTATATTCCCGCATGAAGACGTCAATCAAACCCTTTCGGCGATACGAGTCAGCAAGGGCTCTAACTTCCTCCGAAGACATCACGTTAGGTGCCTTCGTATTAAAATCATCATCACAAATTTCAAGACGAACTGAGTCCCAGTCAGGGTCTTCCAGTATCTCCTCAAGGAGAGCGTTCTCCGAGAGTATTGTCCCAAGGTATATAATCTTCCAATCCTTACGTCCACGATCTACACAGCCCATAAGGTCAGCGTAGAACCACTGCTTTAATTTCCTTCTCTGCTCTTCTGATTGCACTTGCTCGGGATCTTCAAGGTCATCTATGATAATCAAATCAGGACGACTATTGCGGAAGAGCATACCACGAATCTGTTGACCAGCACCACGAGGCATGATACAAGTTTCGTGAGATCCTACACTTACAACATACTGCTCCTTACTAAACACACTTGTTGAAATGTCACCATAGCGTGCAACAATCTCAGGGTTATTTGTGAGCTCATACTTAAGGTTCTCAGACTGCATTGTTGCAGCTGTCGCACTGGCTGATACAGGTACGATATATCTCTTATCTTGGAATAATGTACTCTTTGCAGGAAGAACAAGGTTATTAATCGATGTCTTGCCGATACCCCTTGGAGCCGCAATGGCAATTAGCTGACTTGTACTATTATCAATAAGATTAAATATCTCATGATGGATAGGATCAAAGTCACGATAAAAGCGCTCAGGGAAAAATACCTTCGCCATCACAGATGTGTCTGCGTAACACTCTGCAAGGAGTTGGCGATCAAGATCATTGATATCTACCACTCTCTTCTTGCTCCTACATCTACGTGCGTGAATGATTGATAAGCATGAACACCACCCATGCCAAGCTCCACTGCAAATTTAGCAACCTCAGAAGGACGAATCCCTTGCGCTACAATATCAGCAGCAAGCCCACTCATATGGAGACTTTTCACAGCACCACCTATTGCCTTATTATGTACCTCAGTGCGGTATGCACTATTTATCGTAATAGGACCGAAGCGATCACGAATGATCTGTAACGCGACAATAAGAGCAGGATGCACCAATATAAGAGGCGTACCATCTTTACATTGGAACTCACTTAACCTGAATGATCGGGAGAGTTTAATGTCCCCCATCGTCTCGATGTTAAATGTAATAGCATCGGCAGTGTTCATGTTTCTTAGCATATTAAAATAGGTCCCCTAATAGAATCCCTATCCATTCAGCAATCGTCTTGCCCGATACTTCATAAAGGGCATATGATGTAGTCATGAAGAAACCAATGGCACTAGCAATGAAAGTACCGAGTGCTGTTTTCTCTGGCTTACCATCAGTATAGATAATCTTCCCACTCTCGGGATCTCTACGATACATCCCAACGAGGGAGAAGATAACCTTCAACATTGATTTAAGGTACTTAATAATCTGCCCGCTGAATAGTCGCAAGGACAGAGATTGCCACCATTTTAACTCCACTGGTGGCGGTGTTTTATCTGGTGTATTCGCCATAGGCGGATCCTCTGGTTGTGTTGTTGGTAGTTCAACCGTAGGAATGTCGCTGCCTTTCATTGCCTCAACCTTCCCGCTGATTGATTTAGGTACTTGAACCTTAACAGGCTCAATTCGTTGTGGCTTTTTAGTTCCCATTCTGCCTCTCCTGCTTTTCTACAATCTTCTCAAACTTCTCTATGCTTTTCTCCAGACGGATGAGCTTCTCTTCGAGCACATCTTTCCGTACAAAGGTATCAGCATTATTCTGAGCATCCCGCTTTACACGAGCATCAACATCTTCGACGGCTTTAGAAAGACGGGATAATTCAAAATTAACTGTGGCATACCATAGCACAAGTGCAAGAAAGATCAATGCAATCTGTATGATGTTACCAGTCGTTATTTCCTTCTTAAACACCATTTTCCCTTTCTCGTCGTTATCGTTCTTGTTATTCTTTGGATAAAAGTCGCCCGCTCCGAATGCATCATCTAGATTAAACATAGGCGCCTTCGTAACAATTTGTTACACAGATCAACAACCAGTATACCAACCTCTTTTAGAGAGGTCAGCTATTCGCGTAAGTGCGTTGTCATACAACTCAGCACCTCTTTCAAGACTGTACTTCCGCCGAGCATTCTCAGCTATGATTCGCCTATCTACATCATTAAATGTGCGAACCTTCTGCACAGCCTCAATCCAATCTAACAACGTCTTACACCTGAAACCATTCTGCCCATGCTCAACAGTTTCAGTGAAAGCACCGTAATCGACAGAGAGAAGTGGCGTACCACATAGCATACCTTCCACACCTGAGCCACCAAAAGGTTCGACGAAGAGTGTAGGCATTACTGTGCACATTGCACTTCCCAACAAACGTGATCTGTCACGACCATGTACAGGTGGGATATAACGCAACTTATCGTACTTATCAAGGTATGGCTGAGGATCGCCTTGACCGCAGATATATACCTTATTATACACTCGCTGTGCTATCTCACCAACTGTATCAATTCCTTTATTCTGTGTGATACGACCGAAGAAGAGGATACTATTATCATGCTCTGTCGATACATACCACTCACTTACATCAAACGTATTAGGTATGACGAAGTGGTAATTAGACCCATGCGCCTTCTCTTTGCCAGCATGGTAGTGCATCCATGCGTATGACTCATATATGCGATATGGGAGGAAGCACTCAGGATAACCAATGCCAGGCTCTACATGATATGCGTCTGGAAATTCTTGCACAAGACGTGGGTGTGCAGGACCGAAGTGGTGGAGAATGATATCCCCTTTCTGCACCCGAGTCTTCATCGCACGAATGAGGCGATCTTCGAATAAGGTATGCTGAGGTGTTCCAACTGCACCATAGTTACCATGAAACCCCTTGTTATCACCAATCGGGCAGTGCTGTGCGATCTCTTCCTCTGATAACATTGGAACAATCTCAAACGATCCATCATGATACTTCGACCCAGCTCCATTGGTGTAGTCGATAAGAGGCCAATCCATCAACTGCGCTATACGTACGAATCGTACAACTTTCTGTGTGAAGGCACAGTGGCTATATACGTCCGTTGGGAGTGTGTGGAATATCCCAATGCTATGTAATGTAGGCTTTCTCATACTCCACTCCTATCATAAATACCAGCAAAGAAAGGTCCGTGCATACACGTCTCGGCATTGTCATAGTTACCCCTTACAAGAAGGCGATTAACCATACCCTGCTCCTCAATGAATCGGTGCATATCAACTGCATTTAATGTGTGCAAGTGTCCAGTATATGTTGGGATATCTACCCATTCAAATATACGCAGACGCTTACCATACGCACACGCTTTCTGTAGGATCAAATAAGGATCCATTACGTGTTGAAGGCAGTTATAGATCCACACTTCATCAAAGGCAAATGCCTGTGTGTCAATGTCAGGAAGTTCCTCAGCAGGATGAATGATCCTACTGATACCTCTCTGCTTATATACGTCCTCATAGTGGTCGTACTCAATCGGATCAAGTGCTACACACTGCGTAGGGTTCTTCGCATACGATAAGAGCATAGATGTAGGACCTGAACCTATATCAAGGATCATTCCATCTACGCCATTTGTAATATCAAGAAGACCAGCAACGACATCACCTTTACGCTTCTCAGCGCGGATGCCTTCGTCACCTATAGACAACCACCAGCCCTTTTCGAACTGTTGTGCGTCCTGCCATTCTTGTGTTCTATCTTTCATTTGTTCCATATAAAGTTCCCGCTTAGTTTATGGATTATAATTAAACTTTAATTGCTATCATATGTGATCCTGCATAAACACTTATCTGGTTTGTACCAGAAGCACCTCTTGCTTGGAGTTTTATACTTCCACCACTACCACCAGTCTGTATTACCATAGAGCATGATAAGACCTGAGTAAAAGGATCACCTGGTACGAAATCAACATTAGGACCAATATCACCGCTATCAGCTGCTATATAATTAGTGAAGGCACAGACATAATTACCAGATAACCTTCCCAGTATAGATGTAATAGAAACCCCACCGCTCCTACCAGTCATTGAATAACCTAATAATGGATAAGAACTACCGCTTGTTATTCTATGGGCTACTTCAAACTTTATTATATAAGTAGAATTAGCAGCAAGTCCAGTTATCGCAAAGCCACTCACATCAGAATACCCACTGCTGTTTGTATTATACGTAGTAGAAATATTCCTATACATCAACGCATTAGGCCCTTGTGGGCCTGTAGCTCCCTCAGGGCCTGTTGCTCCCGTTTCACCTACTCCTGTTTCACCCTGTACCCCAGTTGCTCCTATGATACCAGTCGCACCCACAACACCTGTTGCTCCGCTAACACCAGTAGCGCCAGTCACTCCTGTAGAACCGGTTGCCCCTACTCCAGTCGCACCTGTTGTACCTACGCCTGTAGCTCCAGTAACACCAGTAGGACCTGTCTGACCGGTAGCTGATGCAATAATCTCAAATACTTGATCGCCTTCACTCCAAGAAGAGTCACCGCCGACATACTCGACAGCCCAATAAAAGCCGCCAAATCCTGTCTGCGTGTTACCTGTGATGCGGAAAATAGATCCACGAAAACGAATCTGAGAACCAGCAAAAATTGCACCTGGCACAAGGTTGATAAAGTCGGCATACCCTGACGCATCATTTGAATGGATGACTACAAACACAGTGTCGGCAGGCGTGTCGGCAAGCGACGATCCGCCCGTCTCAAGGAACATACACTGACCGTTGCTGATCGGATTGGCATACGCTCCGACCTTATCCCTGACAAACGACCTCGTTCCCCTGTGCTCGTAGAGTGAGCGCTTGAGGATGTTCGGATTGATAGCATGGGTCGTGTTCGTGCCTTCTTTGGCATCGGTGAGCGTGGCAATATTGACAGGACCCGCAATACCAGTTGGACCTGTCTGACCGATAGGTCCAGTTGCCCCAGTCACACCTTGTGTACCAACCCCTGTGGCACCTGTTACACCAGATTCACCAATAACACCAGTGCCTCCAGTAATACCAGTCGCACCCGTTATACCTATACCGGTAGGTCCAGTCTCACCAACAGCTCCAGTTGCTCCCGTGATACCTATGCCAGTTGCCCCTTGTATGCCGGTCGCCCCTGTGATGCCAATTCCCGTAGCTCCGGTTATCCCAATACCAGTCGCCCCCTGCGTACCAGTGGCGCCAGTTATACCAACCCCAGTAGCACCTGATACGCCAATAGGCCCAGTCTGACCTACAACACCCGTAGCACCAGTTATACCAATACCTGTTGAACCTGTTAATCCAGTTGCCCCAGTGACCCCAACTCCTGTTGCCCCAACTGTGCCTGTTGCCCCAGTTTGACCAATAGTCCCAGTGGCTCCAACAGTGCCAACTCCAGTCGCGCCTTGGATGCCTGTAGCACCCGTTGTTCCAACTCCGGTCGCACCAACAGTCCCAACTCCCGTTGACCCTTGGATACCCGTTGCTCCGACTGTGCCAGTAGCACCTGTGATTCCGGTAGCCCCAGTTTCCCCATCGACTCCAGCACCTGTCGCTCCTTGCGTGCCTGTAGCTCCAACGACTCCAGTAGCCCCTGTAACTCCGACTCCCGTAGGACCAGTTTGCCCAATGCTACCTGTCGCTCCAACCGTACCAGTTGCTCCTGAAGTACCAATACCGGTAGCCCCTGTAAGTCCAGTAGCACCAGTTGTACCAGTCGCTCCAACGTCTCCCATGAGAGCAATGTACTGCCAGTTATCCTGCCAAGAAGCTCCAACACCTGGCTCATTCGAGGCTCCAGCTGTGTGAGCAAGGATACAACGGTATGAAGATCCGTCATTTTGTACGGCATCGTCTATATCATATGATGTTGAACTTGTCCATGTACCAAGCCATGAGAGTGATCCACCTGGGATACCCGTTGCACCAAGAGGTCCAGTCGATCCAGTTAAACCTGTTGCACCTGTTATACCAACCCCCGTAGCACCGGTTTCACCCGCTCCTGTGGCTCCAGTAAGACCTGTTGCTCCACTTACTCCTATAGCACCCGTTGCACCTGTAATACCTACACCAGTGCTCCCTTGTATGCCTGACGCACCAGTTGCGCCCTGAACTCCTGTGGCTCCCGTTTGACCGATGCCTGTAGCGCCAACTGTACCAGATGCGCCTTGTAGACCTGTAGCCCCAATGACGCCTGTTGCACCTGTAGTGCCTTGTGTACCAATGCCAGTAGCTCCAGCTGATCCTGTCGCTCCCACTGATCCCGAAGGTCCAGTCGCTCCAGTAGATCCCACTCCCGTCGGTCCTGTTTGCCCTTGTACACCTGTTGCTCCAGTTATGCCGATTCCAGTTGCTCCTGTTACACCAGCGCCTGTTGCGCCTATTGCTCCCGTAGCTCCTACAACACCACTCGGTCCTGTAGCGCCAGTTGTTCCTGCTCCTGTTGCCCCCGCAACACCAGTAGCACCAATCACCCCAGTTGCGCCGGTAGGACCTTGCGCCACATTCGTAAGGACATTAACACGAATAGTCGTCTCTGTGACGCCTACATTCGTGACCTCTGTCGATACATTGATAAGGGTATTATTTGGTGATACAGTTATAAGCATTGGTTAGAAATCTCCTGTGTTAGATCTGAACACTGCACGACCATACCAGTATGTTTTGTATATATCACCTGGGAGTTTGACACGAAGATCGTAGCGATATTTATTCCTACGTACCTCTCCAATCAACTCATCGGTCTGCTTAATCACTTCAATATGCGTGGCATCAATCACTGTGATCTCACCATCTTCAGATGATGCGGATATAACAGGGATATCATCCTCTGTGCTCCTCTTAAACTCAAGTAGGAACTCCCAATTAGCAAAGCCTGTGATAGGATCACCTGCATCATCTGTGAACTCAAGCACGAAGTGTATTGTATCACTCCTCATAAATGTGAGATTCACTTCTGCTGCACCCGATAAATCTACATCATATGCCATATCATTACCTTTCGGACATCGTGTCCATCAGATGAGTTAAACAGTATCTATATCCCCAGAGACAATCTGTATGTCGAGAGAAAGCACTTTGAGTGTAAGACCCTCAACAATATCAACAACAGGTGCGACATCGCCCTCAGCAAACATGTGCCAGGTTCCAGACTCACTCGCTGTGTTATCATCACGATACTTTATCGTAAGCGCACGAATAGAGCCGAAGCCGCCACTCGGTGCGGTGAACTCAAGTATGTCAAGACCATCCTGGGAGAGTACCATTGTATCATCTCCATCAGCATAAGTCCACTCATACACTGTACCATTAGATGCAGCGTTACCCACATACTTAATACCATTCGCACTTGTTATCTCCACATTATTCGTATTACGAAGACCGAAGCGGAACACCCTATTTATAACATTAGCATCGAGATTGTCCCAATGAAACAGTACACTGATATATCCTGGAGATGCAAAATGTGCCATGTTATACGATCCTTACACCTGAGCCAACTTGGTCAACGTATGGTACGTCACCTGTGTTGTATGTTCCGTAACTTGCTGCTGTAACCTGGAATGTTACATCACCTGTATTACCCCCAGGCACTGTTGTGTTGCCACTCGTACTATTCGTATTGATCCGCACGAAGTATGGCTTAGCATACCCATTATCTGCAATATTGATCTGAGGGAATGTTACAGATGTTTGTAGGTAAACCTTAGAATCATATTGCCACAGCTTCACTGGCTGACGTGCATAGCCTGTATAATTCAACTCAGCGCCAACATCATCATGAAGGGACATCCAATATACAGTGCCATCTGTCAGTGTATTCGCCAGTGACTGTGTGACAGTATCACCTGTAACAATATCAATAAGGGATGACGCAAGTGCAGCGTATGGGAAACCTCCAAAGAAGCGTACAATCAGATCTTGTATTTGAAATGTCTGATTTGGATCAATGTGCGGAACTGGATATAGCGGTATGCGAGCGAAGAGTAACCATGTAGGATCGTGTGCTGGACTAGTCTTCACACGTGTATGAATCCTTACATTGTTAACATCTCCCCAATCAGCAGTCTTCGGATCAAAGATCATTGGACTTGTACTGTTGATATTGGCGAGGCGTATAATACTATTCGCCAGACCGAAGTCAGCACGTCTCCAGAGCCAAGGATCAGATGGACTCTCGTTCTCTATATCACTAAAGTCTACACAGTCATATGTGATTGTATCAACAGATCCAGCAACACCACTCGTCTTCTGTGAATCATTATTCCAAAGGGTGAAGCGCCATTGACGCAGTGCCTCTCCTGGGCTGTCGGTAAGAACATCCCTTGGCTTCGTCATGCCTTTATATATCAAAAGCGGGAGTCCGCTATTGTGGATGATAGGCATTGATGCGCTCCTTAAAGTCTTCCGTTGCAGGTTGCTTCCCACTATTGATCAGATCCAAGAGCATTGGATGATGCCTCACTGGATCGGTCATGACCATATCTATTGCCTCACCATCCGCGTTCATGATAAACGCAGAGAAGTGTACAACTGCACCTGTGTTATGTTTCTGTTCACTTTGCATTATATTGCCTCAACTTCCACGTCACCTGAATTAAATTGAAGTACGTAGTTCAGTGGCACATCAAACGTGGCTATGCTCATGGCTATATATTGTGTTCCACCTGTGGATGCACTGAATATACGTACTTCATCAATATCGTCCCACTGTGATGTAGCAAGCGGGAAGGTTGCATCTGTGTTACTATCGACTTTCTCACCACTTGTTATGTAAATGGCACCGAAGCCGATAGATGCACGAGCGTAACCATTCCCACTTACTTCAACACCACTACTGTATAGTGCGAGATATACTGTATTATTCTCAATGTTTTGCATTGCAAGGTTTTCACCACTTCCAAGTCCGACGTCTTTGTAAACTGCCTTATACATGAATGTGACTTCATCCTTATCAAATACGATACCATGATGTAACACAGCAATCCCAGCACCATCCTTTCTCACTTGAACAATCTTATCACTTAGCGTAACAGCTATCATGTGAGAACCAATCTTAAAAGGTACTCCAGCTTCAATGAAGTACCAAATACCACTATGAAGAACAACAGATGCATCTGTATTACGCAGAGCGTATATACCTTTTGTTGCGGCGGGAAGTGATATTATATGCCCACCTATACTGAATGTATGCACCACTGGTGTTTTATAAACAAGTCCAGCGTGCACAACGGTTTTCGCATCTACATTCCTACGTGCGACTATTTCACTTGTCACACTATCCTTCGATATAATGTGAGCGCCAATACTGTACAGTTTTCCTTTTTCAATATGTGACACTGTGCCACCATGTAATAAGGATATTCCTACAGCCTCACGCCCAACGTAGATAATCCGATCAATATCAATAGAGGAAAGAACATTAGCCGTTAGGCTATAGACACGTCTTGGTGGTGTGAACCAGTGAGCGAAGGAGTGGATGATCGCTTTTGCGTGTATGTGATAACGACCTTTGATTCTCGGATAAGGATCCCAATAGGTGCACTCGTAGTCGTACAGACACTCAAATGGTTGGACACAAGTGAATGATTCGGATAACGTGTAAGGTGTAGCGCACGTGAACGATTCATCGACTGTGTATGGGAGTGAGAGGGTATACGGTGTGTTACAGAGGTACGCCTCATTGCACGTGAAGGACGCGCTGCACGTAAAGGCTTGAGAACAGGTGAAGAGGAAATCATTGCAGTTAAACACATCTTATTTCTCCCCTTCATCTGTCCATTGCATATTACCATCTCCATCCCACTGCTCTGATACAGGTGTTCCATCTGGTACGATAATAGCGTCAGCAAGGACACCTGCACGACGCATACGCTCAACTGCTGCCTCCTTAATCGCAGCAATTTTATCATCATCCATCTTCTTATGATCCACTTGCACACGTTTAACCGCAGCATGACCCGCACGATCGAGGATGTCACGAGCTGCCGTAACACGAGTTTCCGGCTTCACATTACCATCGAGCATTACTTCCTTCAACAACATTGCTGCGATTGGAGCAAGCTTCGTGATCTCAGATGCAACCTCCATTGTTTCAACATCCAGGGAGGCGTTCATATTCGCTAACTGCGACTGCACAATCGGACTGTACTTCGTATTCACAACCGTTGCTTCTGATACGCCCAGTTCAGCGGCAATATCCTTATTGCTCATCCCCAATACGATGCGACGGATAATATCCTTATGAACCTGATTCATCTTCTTCAGCGAAAATGATCGGTCATTTGTGATAAGACTTTGCCCAGTTGCTGTTTCCACGTCTTCGTAGGTGAGAGGGTTTTATGCGCTGATAGGTGTGGCAAATGTGCATTTACCTAATACTAATATACAACAATCCATATATGGATGCAACAACCGATGCAAAATAATTTACCACAATTACACGTAGAACAAACACACAAACCTATCGGACATTATGTCCATTGCGTGCGTTGCGTTAAACGTGTGATGTATGTGAAAGGTATGCCACGTGTGGCAAAATGTGGTATTTTATAAAAATCATCTGCACCAAAATTGTGCTTGTGTGGGTGTGGCGTGGATCGTTTTTCCCCAACGTCCCCCCCGTTGGTTAATTACGTTAACTAATCATTTTCACGCAACAACGGTTAATTACGTTAACTAACCATTTCGTGACCATCGCAACATTGCGGATAAAATACTCCTTAATCCGTAATATGTACAACAAAAAACGGTTGTACGTTTTATCATACAACCGTTGTTGTTCAACCGTTCACGTTGTTTACGTTGTCGGTTTCCATGTTTGCATTATTGTTTCGATCATCGCATCGTTCATACCGTTTTTACGACACATATCAATAAAAATTTCGCGTTGTTGTTCGGGCGTCAATTTATCGTACATTTTATCAATTTTGTTCATGGTTGCATATTGTGGTTTCGGAATTGCATCAACAACGTTTGTATTTACAACCGTTGGTAATTTTCCCGCCGTTTCACGCAAAACACGTTGTTCACGTATATTTGTTGGTTTCGTTGATAATGTACATACACCACCAACCGTACATCCATCGAAACGATTGTTTATCGTTGTTGTTTGTTGTCGGGTTTCGTCCAACACGTTTTTTCCGTGTTTGTCCAATATGAATTTTCCGTCGTTGTCACGTTTATACGGTGTTGTGGTTGCGGTTGTGGATAACGTGCCGATTAATTTGGCATCGTTTGCCGGGAAACGATGTTCAACGTTATCAATTGTGACAACAACGAATAAATCGTTATTGTTGTTGGTTGTGGTTGTTGCGTTGTTGTCGGTGGATGCGTTGGTTGTGTTCATGTTGTTGATTGTTTGGGCGTTGTTGTTGTTGTCGTTGGTTGCGTTGTTGGTTGTTGTCGTTTCCATCGTTGTTTTTCCGTTGTGTTTTTGTTGTTGTTGTGGCGTACATATATTGCACATATACGCATTGTGCCGTTGTTTTTTGGGCACATTCCAATATACACAATTTTGTGTATCCGCACAACATATACCACAAACAAACAACATTTATTTTCAACCGTTGTTGTTGCGTACGTTGTTGTTGGATGCGCCACCGTACACGGAAAATGATTAGTTACGTTAATTAACCATTTCACGCACATTGGGCCAAATGGTTAGTTACGTTAATTAACCGTTATCGTTGTTGACCCAACGACCGCAACAACATTTATGTTCGCTAACTGCATGATGCCGGTGTAACAATGTGTTTGTTGGTGTAGTTGTTTGCATCGTATGTTGTGTATGTGCCAAACGGTTGTACGTATATGAAATGAACAACCGTAACCCATTGTGGCACAACGCGTTTGTTCCGTTTGTTTTGTACGGTTTGTAGGCTGTGTTTGTGGGGGTATGCCCGCACGACGTTTGTACACAAAAAATGTCTGTACGTAGTTGTGTGTCGTGGTGTAGTTATTAAAAAAAAAAAAAAAAAAAAAAAAAAAAAAAAAAAAAAAAAAAAAAAAATCCCCAAAA